GCCTGCGCGCCCGTGATCGGAAATTGGTTGTCGGCGGGTGCCGTAGGTGCGGGGGCCGATGCCGCGCTGCGGTGCTCGGTGAGTGAGCGGAGCGCGGCAGAAGCGTCGGGATAGGCGGGGTAAGTAACCGGGGAAACGTCGTAGAGGCGGGAAACCTTGGTGATCGTGCGGCGGGCCGTGGTGACCCCGTCGCGGGTCGACTCTTCCCACTTCTGCCCCTCCTTGCTCACCGTGAAACCGAATGAGGATTGGTCGACGTCGCCGCGTGCCAGGGAAACCATGAGGTCGCGCCCGGCCTGCGTGTCCGGGGCCTCGAACTCATACCAGAGCCCGCGTGCGTCGGTGCCGATCTTGAGTGTGCCGACGCCAGCCTTGGAGCGAGCAAGGATCAGGTTCGCGTCATGGTTAAACAGCGCCCGAACATCGTCCTTGAGGACTTCATCGAACGCACCGGCTTGGATCTGCTCGATCATGCGGTACTGCTCGCCGCCTAGGTTCTCCGAGTCCGAGGCGTACACGGCGGCATAACCGCGAACGAGGCGCTTGGCTTCAGCGCCCTCGCCCTCGGTGCGCAGTTCTACGGCTCCCGTGGTGAAGCGGCGCTCGATGGTGGGGGCAGGAAATTGGGCGGGTGCGGTGCTCATGTGGCGGCGGGAGTGGGTTGTGGGTCGGCTGCGGGTTCGGAGGCTGGCGAGGCGAAGCCCGAAGAGGAGGAGTTGAGCGGGGCGCGGTAGTCGTCCATGCCCGGTGCTTCGGACTTGGTATAGCCGAGCCATTCGCGGGAATCGTTGGGCGAGAAAACGCCCGTGGTACGCATCGAGGCGATGAATGCGGCCTTGGCCTGTAGCGCCACGGCGGCGATCTCTTCGCGGTCGAAGTTAAACCGCAGCCCCGAGCGCAGTTCGTCGGTGGTTAGCAGCGAGTAATCGAGGGACTGCTCCCAGTTAACCAGCCACGGGTTGAGGCAGTAGGCGAGGAGCGCCAGATTCATCTGCTCGATGCCAGCGCCGAAGCTGGTCGCGGCGGTGGAGTCGCCAATCAAGACGGGCGGGATGCGGTAAAGTCGGGCGATCTCCTGAAGCTCAAAGCGGCGGGACTCGATCAGCTGAGCATCGGCAGCGCTCATGCCGCCGACCTGCTTAAACTGAGCACCCCAGAGGACGGGCGTGCGGCCGGAGTTGCCCGTGCCTTCGTGCTTGGTTGACCACTCCTTGCGGATGTCTTCGAGCTGCTCCTTGCGGGTTCCGGGAGGGGCTTCGATCAAGCCGTTGAAGCGTGCTCCATTCTTCATGAGCGAGCCGGACGCTTCGCGCTGGGCAATGCTGGTGCCAATGGATTCGCGCAGAAGAGTTACAGGTGAGCGGCCCGAGATGCCGTCAGTCGAGAGGGCGCGGACGTGGATAATATCGAAGCGGGTGAGCAAGCTGCGCTCGTTGGCGACGCGGTAAGTGATGAAGCGTTGGCCAGTGATGCGCTGCGGCATCACATCGAGAGGGGAAAGCCACTCGATTTCGCCAGGCTGTCCGGAGCCGTCGCGGTGGATGCGGGCGTACCCGTTGCCGCCCAAGCCTGCGCCGGTCTGCATGAGTTGGCGTAACTCGAAAGCGGTGTGCAGGTCGCAGGGGCGCTCGATGGCGAAAGCGGCGGGGTGGTCGCGCACCAGCTCTTCGCCGCGATCGGTGCGGCGAACCAGTTGGCAGGGGATCATGGCCACCATGTCGGCGAGCAAGCCCACGCAGGCCGTGACCGCAGCGACGCCCATGGCGGTCTGGGTGTTGACCACGGCTCCCGATGCGGACGACGCGCCCACAAGCATTTCGATGGAGCTGGAGCTTGTGAGGCTGCGCTGCTCCGTCACGTCACGCAGGCGACGCTCGGCGACCAATGCGCGATTGCGCAGGGCGACCGGGTGCGAGCTGTTGTTGAGCGTGTGGAAGGTTACCACGCCACCAGCGTGAGAGGGGGTTTAACTTTACCAACTCCCCCAAGTGTCGATTGATGCCGACGGGGCGCGGCAATGGCGCACTCAGGCGCGGATCGTACAATTCAGGGCACCCCTTTTAGACCCAGCTACACCCCGCCCCTTGATCCGGCGCGGTCATGCTGTGCTGGCGAGCGGCAAAGGCCATGGCGAGCGCGGCCATGCCGTCGATGCGCCCCGAGCTGCGGCCCTTGGCCAGCAAGCGACCGCCTGCGGTGCCGGTGATCACCGTGGTGGCGATGGCGTGGGCCGTGGCCATGGGGTTACCGCCGTGCGACAGGGTGGCGGTGATCACGCGCCGCTCCAGCTCATCGAGCGGGGTGCTCATCTGGGTATAGCGCTGCGGGCAGATGAGCATGGGCAGGCCGTGCTCATCCTGGAGGCGTTGCCCTAGACCCTGCGCCCAGCCGGGGTCGTAGGCGAAGTTTTGCACGGTGCCAGCGAGCTCGCCCAAGCGGGCAACGATGTCGCGCTCGATCTGGTTCACGTCGCTGATGGGGCCGGGTGTGAGCGCGAGCCAACCCTCACGCGCCCACAGGTCGTAGGGCTGGTTATCCCGCGAAATCCGGTCGGAGAGATCCGCCTCGGGTAACCAGAATTGCCATGCACACAGCAGGCGCTCGGGGTCGGCAGGGTCAACGGCAAGGGCGCAAAATGCCGAGGTGTCGGTGGTGCTCGCCAAGTCCATGCCGCACCACAGGGGCAGGCCGCGCAGCCGCTCCCAGCTGACGGGATAGGTGATGGCTTGGCCGGGGTGGCCTCGTGCCCATTGGGCAGGATCAAGCCAGCGGGCGGGGCCGGTTGTCTGCCAGCAGTTGAGCTGCTTGATTAAAAATTCACGGCGCGCCCCCGGTGAAACCCGCGCACCCACGGCGAGCTTGTGCATTTCGCTCATCGGCTTGACCACGCCAAGCGAGGGGTTGGCCTTGATCCAGATGGCCGGATCGTCCCAGCGGTCGGTGGCGTCGGTGGTCCAAATGGCTCCAAAATAAAACGCGGCGTCGCCTTCTTTGCCGGTGTAGGTGCCACGCTCCACCGAGTCCAGCATGCGGCACACGCGCTGCTGTTGCTCCATGCAAATCCCCTCGGGGTTGTCGCCTGCGGTGGTGATCTGCAAAACCAGCGGCGAGAAGGCCGCACCGAACGCCGAATTGATGACATCCCACAGGCCACGGTCCGGCCACGCGTGGAGCTCATCCATGATGGCGAGCTCGGGACGCAGGCCGTCGAGGGTCGATTTATCGGCACCGAGCGGCCGCCAATCGGAATCGCTAGGGTTATGGGTCAGCCGGTTGTGCCGCTCACGGAATAAGCGGGCCCAACCTTGGGCAGTGCGCAGCAAGCGGCAGCCGTCGCGCCACACGATGTTGGCCTGCTCCAATTTGGTGGCGACCGAGTACACCTCGCAGCGTGCACCGGGTGGCGGGAAGCCGAGCTGATAAAGCCCGAGCGGGGCGACGAAGCCCGTCTTCCCGTTTTTGCGGGCGACCTCGATGTAAGCGTAGTTAAACCTTCGCCGGCGCGGGTCTTCGCGGTGCCGCCAGCCGTAGAGCATGGCGACGATCCAGCGCTGCCAGTTGAGCAGCTTTAGGGGTTTGCCAGCGAGCGGACCTTCGAGGCCGCTGAACTGCTCAGCAAAAGCGGAGGGGCGAGCGGCAAGGGCGCAGTCGTAAACGTAGGGGTAATCGGGATCAGCCACCGAGGCCAGCAGGTCGATGACATGGCGACGGGCGGCGAGGTGAATCCAGCGGTTGTGCTGCTTCGGGTTTTCGGCGATGTGCTCGAAATAGACGCGGGCAGGATCGTCGGCGGGGACCGGCTTCAAGTGCGCCGCCGTGAAATACCACGGGCGAGAGCGGGCCTTCCGCTTGATCTTCTTCTTAGGCTGGGCGCGGGCCGGTTGCTTCCGCCCGTGGGCCGTTTTCACGCGGTGAACAGGCCGGTTGACTTAGACTCGGCAGACATGGCGTAGGGTGACCAATTGGGATGCGCCACAAGCCAAGCCGCGGCTTCGGCGGGGCGGGCGTATTTTTTGCGCATGATCGGGGCACCGTCGGCACGCATGGCGCGGATGAGCGCGAGGCAGGCGCGGTGGTCGAAGCCAGGGAAGCCGATCGCATCGAGCGCATCAGGCAACTCCTTCGGGGCGTGGAAGCGTTGGGCGGGTGCGATCATGCGGCGGTTCCGTAGGTGGCGTTAAAAGACTCAGGCCCCACGGGGAGTGCGGCGGGTGTG